TACGGTCCATAGCCAACTCGTAATCCCGGGCAATCATATGTTAGTGACCGGCACCGACTCGAAGGTAATCTCGTAGGTCTGCGCCTCGAAAATCTTTTTCGCGTCGGGAATCGGCTTGAATCGCGTGAGCGACCCGTTATTCAGCGTCCACGCCTTGCCGAGCGAGGGCGACATGATGGAACCGGAACATTGCAGGTCGTCACGAGCCGCGTACAGCGCGCCGTTCCACTGGTCGAAAATGTCGATGGACGGCGAGTCCGCTTGAATGTGAATCAGCATCTTGACGAGGTACGGTGTGAAGCCGGACGACTTGCGACCATCGACGCCAATCTTGGCTTCCACGGGGTTCACGTCCTCGGTGCCGAAGGCGTCGTCGGTCGCGTAGCCCTGGATGATGACCGGACCCGCGAACACGTCGGGGATGACCAGAACAAATTCGCTGTTGGCGGAAGTGAGGGTAGCCATGATTTTCCTTAGAGAACGTCAACAGACGACATTGAGATTTTCTGCACGCTGCCGCCGTCCGTGTACCACAGATTGATGGTCGGCGAGCCGCGTCCGCCGCGCACGATGGCGCCCGGGTCGAGAATCTGTAGATACCATCCGGTGTTCTGAATCGTCGCCGTCGCGCCCGCGTCGCCCGTCGCGGTGTTGAGCGCTGCCGACTGAGTGCCGGAAAGCGTCACGCCCGCCACGATGGTGCCGAAGTAGAGCGCCGCCGAGATGGGTCCGGTCGGCGGACTGTTGCCGCTCGCCGCGCTGCCCACGAGAGCCGAGCGAATCAGGTTGTAACCGCGGGTCACGTACGGCACCGCCGGCACGGTCTGCAAGAGCGTCATTAGCGCAAGCTGTAGGCTCGCGTTCAATTGAATCTGCCCTATGTACGTATCCGCCCATTCGAACGGTCCGGAAATCTGTCCGGGCTGGTTCTGCGTGAATTGCTGGTTCGCCGTGGCGAACGCGGCGTAGCAGTTGTACCCGTTCGCAATCAGGTTGTCGTAAACGGTCTGGTTCGTGACTTGCGCGGCTAGCCCGGACTGCCCGCGGAACGCGAACATCGTGCGCCCGTTCTGTTGCTGGTAATTGACACTCGCCGCGATGGCGCATTGGAACGCCGCCAGCACGCCCGTGCCGCTGATGTCGTACACGGGCATTACGCCCGTGTCGTTCGCGGCGTTCACGATGTTGCCGAACGATCCGGTAGCGTCCGGGCTCGTCGTCGGGCTCGAATCGCTGTCCTGACACACGTACAGGTAACGCTGATTCGTGGTCTGCACCCACGCGGCGAATGCTTCCTTGTTGCCGAGCGTCTGCTCGGAAACGGTCATGAAGGTAGCCCAGTTCTGCGTGGCAGCCACGACGGCGCCCATGACGCCCGCCGGGGTATTCGCTGCGGCGCCCTGCGACGTGACCGCGCCAGCGGCGGCGGTAAGCTTGAGCCCCGTCGCAAAGCTGTCCGTTGTCGGGAAACCAATGGTTGACACGACGCCCGTTCCGAGCCCGTCGGTAATCACGAAAGCATCCCGCAGCGTGTCGTATGTCACGAGCGCCGAGCCCGCAACGGTGGCGGTACCACTCGAAACGGTCGCCGACGTGCTCACGTTCACGGTGCCGGTGCCGGCGACCGTAGTGTAGGTGCCGAACGACGTGATAGTCGCCGGACCGCTAACGCCCGTACCCTCGAGCACGTTGCCGACGGCGAGTTCACCTGACGCGGTAGCCGAGATTGTCACGACGCCCGCAGATTGCGACGCGGTGCCCGAGAATACCGCCGTGCTCGACTGCAGTCCGGCTTGAATCAGCGAAGCGGCGTTCGTGAACGACGTGGCGCCAGAAAGGTTAATTGCCGCCGAAGTATTCGGCTGCCCCTCAATCGACAGCGTGAGGGTGCCCGACAGCGCTTGAAGTTGCGCCAGGGAGAGACTAGCGACACTCGCGCCACGCAGGTACGCCGCCACGGGGGCGGTGTTGAACTGCACGAAATAGAGCGTGCCCGGCAGGGTGGTGCAATTGTTGTAGCCTGCGAAATAGACGTTCGCCAGGACCGTTTCCGGCGCCGCGGGTCCGAACCAATCCGACACGTCGACGGCGTTCGCGAAAGGCTGCGCCACGCCGATGGGAATCGAGGGGTCGCCGGTCAAGAAAACCGCATTGAGCGATAGCGGATTTCCGCCCGCGCCTAGCACGCCGGGAATGACATTGGCAAGAGCCGAGGCGGGTATTGATGGCGGCATAATTACGGATTCCGTTGAAAGTGCGACCTACGTCACGCTGATGATACGATTATGACCGGGGATAGTCTAGCCCGGCGGGGCGAACCCGCCGCCCGGGGTAACGTCCACGAGGTCGACCGGACCGAGCTCTACGGCGTATTCCTGCGCGGTCGTAACTTGCGGGTTGTATTGGATACGAGCCGTCACTATCCAGCGGTCCTCGTACTGAGCCTCGGCGTTCGTGAGCGGCGCGCGAATGGGGTCGTCCGCATAGAGCGGCTGGCAGTGCGGCGCCAAGGCGAGGCACCCGACGTTATCACGCAGCAACGTCGTCAAGATGTCTGCCCAATTCGAGGATATCGGGCCGTAGCAATCTAGCTGCACGTCGACTTGCTGCCCCTGCTCGCTGACGACGGGGCCGGGCGCGGGCGGGTCGCTGACCGTCGCCGAGTAGGTGTCGACGTTGGTACGGAGCCGTTTCTTGCTGATGGCGTACATGACCACGAAGCCCGCCGCGGCGTTCGCGGGCATCGCCACGCGGTTCGGGTATCCCTGAATAACCTGCCCGCTCGCTAGCCCGAGTTGCGTCGTGATGAACGTGCCGAGCGCCGTGTAGACATCGGTCAGGGTGTTAATGATTGTGGCGGGAACGCTCATGGCGTGTCGGTCTGCAGGACGACAATCAGTTTTGTCCAGCCCTTGTATTCAACGTTCCACGGTCCCGCGACGTAAATCACTTTCCAGTTCTGCACCGCCTCGCCCTGGAATGTCACGAATTGCAGCAAGTCGCCGCCCTTCGCCTGCACGCGGACGATTGCTTGCGGGTTCTGGAATAGGAACACGGTGCGGAAAACGCCCTGCAGGTTGAGGGCGTCAACGTGCTTCAACTCCTCTTTACCGAGCGGCTGCGCTTGGATGCGTACCTGCACGGGCGCGGCATACTGCGGCGTCTGCGAGTAATCGGCGTTCACGGTGGCGCCGAGGCTCGACAGGTACGTCGCAACTATGTCGGGGTTCACGTAGTTGATTGCCCCGCGGACGATGCCGTGCAGATTCATTTCTTGACCTCGTAATCCACGGCGCGTTGCATGTCGCCTTTGTCCACGAGAGGCTTATCGAATCCTTTACGCTTCACCGTCGACGGCGCGTTACCAGGCGTCGACCATTGCGCGATGCTGTTCTCTACGTCGTCGCGCATGGATTGTCCGAGCAGCCCGAGCGCTTGCGGTCCGTCGTAGTTCGTGGCTTTCAGCGCGGCGCCGAGTTTCTTCCCCCAGTCCTTCGACTGCTGCGCTATGGTCGTCCGGAAGAACGGACGCGGCGGTGCCGAGCGGGTGCCGAACTCGTTCCAAAAAGCTTTCTGCGCGTTCGATGTTCCCGTCGGGTCTTTCGACCCCTCGAGGAATCCCACGCGCAGCACGCCGCCGCTCGTGATTTTCTGCTCGAGCGCGCCGAGCGCGAGGTGCATTTTCTTACCGCCGATAACCTTAGAAGCCATACGGTCCGCCACCCGGCGTGAACGGACCGAACCCGAAACCGCCGAACGGCGAATAACTGCCTGGCGGCGCCGGCACAAAAACCGCCGTGCGGAACTTCGCGGTCATCGTATAGTACTGCGCGCCATACTTCGTTTGAATGTAATACGCCTGACCGGCGTTCGGCGGGGCTTCCCACGCTGCCGACACCGAAACATCGCCCTCGCTCGCGTCCGAGATGCGCCCGACCACGCCGAGCGGCTGTACGATGTTCGGCGTCCCGGTGACAATCATCGGCTCGAGCGTGACGGGCGACCCGTACGTCGTGTTGAGCGTGTACGTACCGACGCCGCCCGTACCCGTCC